TATTGGTCAGAAAGAATTCTTTCAGAATGGCCAAGATGGTAAATTTAATAATCTAAGTTACTTGACTAAAACAGAATTTTGTGATAAAGTTAATATCTAAACATACGAAAACATATATTTACATAAGGAGATACATATGTCGTTAAGTACACTTAAGAAGTCCAATTCTTTGGACAAACTGCTCGGTGCAGTACAAGCAGAAAACGCCCCCCAAGAGAAGAAGTCCTATCAGGATGATCGCCTCTGGAAGCCTACGATGGATAAGACCGGCAACGGTTATGCTGTCATTCGTTTCCTACCCGCAGTAGAGGGTGAGGATATGCCTTGGGCAAAAGTCTGGAACCATGCGTTCCAAGGTCCAACTGGTCAGTGGTATATTGAGAACTCTCTCACTACTCTTGGTCAGAACGATCCTGTATCAGAGATGAACTCTGCATATTGGAACTCAGGCGTTGAGTCGGACAAGGAGATTGCCCGGCGTCAGAAGCGTAAGTTGCAGTACTTTGCCAACATCTATGTTGTGCAAGACCCTGCGAATCCTCAGAACGAGGGTAAGGTTATGCTTTATCGTTTCGGTAAGAAAATCTTTGACAAGTGCATGGAGGCAATGCAACCTGCATTCCAAGATGAAACACCTGTCAATCCCTTCGATTTCTGGGAAGGTGCGAACTTCAAGTTGAAGCTTCGTAAGGTTGATGGTTACTGGAACTATGACAAGTCTGAGTTTGAAGCACCGTCTGCTTTGTTTGATGATGATGACAAGCTTGAGGAAACATGGAAGATGCAGTATCCTCTATCAGAGTTTACTTCTGCTTCTAATTTCAAGTCCTATGACGAACTTAAGTCACGGCTGGATGCAGTTCTTGCCGGTACAGTAACGGTTGGTAGTGCAGTAGATGTTATGGAAGATGCACCAGTTGCAGAACCCAAGATTGATACTGCACCTGCACCAGATTTCTTTAAGGATGCACCAGCACCTACTGTGTCAGATGATGGTGAAGACTCAATGTCTTATTTTGAAAAACTCGCAAACGAGTAACTGATTAAAGGGGGGGACTTGGTTCCCCCCTTTATTTTAATTATCAACATTAGAATGGGTTGGCGTTAGCAACCGCACCCGCAGCAGATGTATCAGTCATCGGTGGATTTATTACTTGGACGTTTTTGTTTTGTCTTGCATCATTAACGGTTGTTGATGCGTTTACATTAGTGCCACCAGCATTACCAGCTCTAAGTGCAGCAAGTTCTGCTTTCTTCGCGTCGAGTTCTTTTTGTGCTGCTTGGTATTTTGCTATGTCTCTCGCATGGTCTTCATCTGATTCTGCGCCAATACCCCGCCAGCCTTTATTTTGTTTGGCAGCATCTTGTCTTAATGACCTAATACCCATTTCACCACGATTTACATCTCTACTCAGTTCATTTATTCTTCTCCGCCGCGCCTTTTTTTCTGCCTCCGCTTTTGCTTTTGCTGCAGCTTCTGCCTCTTCTTTTGCTTTTTCTTCTGGTGATTTCTCTCCCACCAATCCAAGTTTTCTTGTTACATAAGTATCTGGAATAAGAGACTTAAAGTCAAAGTTTCTCACCATATCAACAATCTTCATTAACTGATTAAATGGCCATGAGATGATGTCAGTAATAATTTTCTTGAAATCAAACTTTTTCACTGCTTCTGATGATTCATTAAATCCAAATTGTTTCAGAACCCATGCTGCAGCATCTTTTAACATGTTGAGGGGCGCACCAATTAGATTTGCAAACAGTTTTGATACACCATCTCTTAGTCCACCAATGATACCGTCCTTTTTGTAACCTTCCATGAACCCTGTAACAAAGTCAAACGCAGACATAAGAATTGTTATAGGTAGAAAGATTTTACCCAAAACTTTACCAAGACCAGATGCAAATTTAAGAATACCGCTGGCGGTTGTAGATGCTTTGGTGAGAGTTGCAATCTGACCAAAAATAGTTTTGAAAAATTTACCAACTGGTGCAAAGAAGTTTTTGATAACTGTTATAACATTCTTTACTTTATCTATTGCTAACGCACCAAATGTAGTTCCTTTAAATGCTGCTGTTAACCCCTTAAACAAGTTTGTCAGAGGTGCAAAGATTTTTCCTATCGCACCAACCTTTGTGATTTTTGCCAAAAATTTCAACTCAACTGACAATGATTTGAAGAAACTTACAAGCATGACAACAGGTGCAGCAATAAGTGCAGCAAGTCCTGCAAGGGCAAACTTACCTTTTTCTTTCAGTCCTGCTAAGAAACTTTTGTTTAGTGTGACTATACCATTTGCCATACTCTCAAGGAACGATTGATTTTTCTTTTCATTTGCTGCTTGTTCTGCCTCTGCCTCTTCTTGTGCGGCACGGTTTCCTTCCGCTCTTTTATTAGCAGCACCTACTTGTGCTAATTCTTGGTTTCTTGCTTTTTCTTCTGCAAGAGTTTGACGGTCTATTGTTTTTTCAATGACATCACTCAGTCCACCGCTACCATTAATTGCTTTTATTATTCCGTTATCTAAACCTTTTAATATTTCATCTTTGTTAAAACCAAGTAGATTTTCTGCAGCAGTTCCAAGTGTGTCTTGCACCTTCTTTTGAGCATCCAAATATTTTTTTCTGGCTGCCATATTTTTAAATTCTTCTTTAGTTAAACCCAAGTTTCTACGAAGAAGGTCTTTTTCTCTCTTGTCTTTAAGTGCAGCAAATCCTTTATTGAATAATGTCTTACCAACATTACCCAATGTCGCCACGCCGGGAATCTGTTTAAATGAGTTTACAAATGGGTCAGTGACTTTCAGTAAGTCCTTACCGACAATTTTACCAACTTCTTTGCCGGTGCTCTTACCTAACTCATTTGATGCTTTTTCGAGTGCCTTTACCGCAGCACTAAACTCTTTTGCACTTTCATCCTCTTTAGCCATGTGATTTCCTCTGTTCTTGTTCTATTCTTTGGTTTTCCTCGTCAATATAGTTCATAGTTAAACCAATATAAATTTCTCTTTCCCACGGCATCATATTTTCAATCTCTGTCAAACTAAAATTATGGTGAAACATCATATTCCAGTTTAACTCATAATATAACTTAACTGATATATGTGCCATGGTTATGTAAAAAAATCACCAAGTCCCTCAAGCAAAACCTCATTCTTCTTTTTAGTCTTTGGGTTTTTAATGTCAATAATGTGTCTCAGTTTTGGCATAGTCTCAAAAAACTCCTGAACCTTTGCCAACATTTCTGATGTCAAACTCCCAAAGAACTCATCCAGTTCTTTATCACTAATATCAATTCTCTTATAAACATCCTCACCAAAATGAATCTCTGAAATACATCCCTGCATCAACTTAAACACCATCTCCGTATCAGAATCATCATCAGACTTTTGCGTACTGAATAGTGTGGGATATCCCATAACAAGTTTTATATCGTCTGCCAATTCAATCTCTGGTGTGTGGTCAACACTCATTTGCACATCAACTTCAGACAGGTCAACTTTCACAGGAACTTTCGTTTTGCCATCATCTGGGCAAGTGATATTTAACTCGACAGTTTCACCCACGGACTTTCCTCTAACTTGAAGAAAAACATACTCCATATCAAAAACTGGTGCCGTTCTGCCATCAATAGCTCCAAATGTACACTCACTAACAATATTGGTGAGTGCTTCATTAATTTGACTGTCGTTCTCACTCTCCATTGCAAGGAGTAGAATTTTCTCTTCTTTTACTAGAAATGGTCTATATTTGATCTTCTCCTGTGTTGATGGTACAACTAGTTCATACTCTGGAATTTGTAGTTTGGGTAATGCCATAATGTTTCATCCTTTATAGTCTCCGAAGCACTTTCGGTATATTACTTAGTATCTGTCTCTCAACGCCATCTGCAACTGTGTCGATAATTCTATCAATTGTGCTTGGACCTTGTTCATTGATATCTAGTGGTGTCCAGTATCGAAAGGACATTCCCACGGTAATCTTTATATTTTCATTTTGGGAACCGTAACTCAAATCAGTGCCGTTAATATTCTTGGGAAATGCGTCCCATAGTTTGATTCCATATCTTCTCTGGTCCTGTTTGTCGAGAAGGTAGATTTCAACTGCACCAACATAGTCATTGTAATACCCAATGTTCCATGTCTGTGGATTGTATGCGTTCTTCTGCCATCTCTCAAAGAATACTCTCTCTTCTAAATCAGAACTGGCTGCAAAGGTCATTGACACTTCTTCTGCATATGTCACACCTTCCACAATATCTCTAGTTGGACCGTATATGTTTGAATCTTGGACAGTTGCTAGGTTGATGCCAGGTAGAGTTACAGACTCACAACGGAGTTGAATGTCTCTTACATTCAAAGTTGACTCGTTACCAAGGTTTGGATTCTGTAACTGTGATGCACCACCAAGTTGTCTTCCTCTTGGTCCAAAGATATTCACCTCGTATCGGTTTGGTTGTGCATATCCCTCGTTAGAATGAAATGCAGATAGAATATCATTGAGAACACCGATTGCGGTTCCTTC